TTCAGTTTCATTCGCCTGCCCGTCTCGATGACGATCAGCTCGACCTCGTTCGCGACCACCAACGCATCGATGAACGCGTCGGTCAATTTGAGCAGCACGTGGAACGCCGTGATCTACAGTTGGGGCACCGGGGCGAGCTCCAAGTCGCTTATGTCAGTCGCGTCCGGCTCGTTCCTGTGGGTCGCGCAGGCTTCAATGTCGGTGACGGGCGCGGGCACGCAATACAGTCAGACCATCGTTCAGACGTTTGGCCTTGAAGGCACCACGCTGACCAACAGCACCACCACGGCGCGCTCCACCTCGACTTACAACTGGTCCTCTGGCGGCTTGACGAACTTTACGGGCGCACGCTTCATCGATATTCCATTCGCTACCACGCTGAGCGGCGGTCCCTATTGGCTGGTATTCGGCAACTCAACCTCATCCTCGGCGAACTCTACGGGCATTTCTGCCGCGAGTGGTATCTTCCCGAGATATTCGAACCACTTTGCGGTGTCGCAGATCAACTCAGGCTTTGGTGCGATGGACGGAACGGCGCAGGGCATCCCGCTTGGCGGCGGCAGCTTCTCGACCGGAGGGGCTGGCGGGACTACAACTGGCATTCCGCATCCGAACATTTCGACCATTGCATCGCAAGTAATCTTCCCGTTCCAGATGATTAGGAGTGCGTAGGTGAAGCCGGAAATCTTTACTGTCGCGGAGGGCGGGTTCCACAACCTCGATCTCGAAAAGGCGCGTTCTAAGGTCTTGGCTGGCGGAAGCTGGAAGCGGCAACGCATCATTGTCTTGCTGCCAGCCGACAAGATGATGTCAACCAAGGTCGCGCTCACCCATTGGAATTTGATTTTCCCGCCGAACAACGGCGTGTTTCGGATGCTGTGCCTCGGATTAGAAGTTGGTGACGCCTACTCGAAAGCTATCGAGACCGTGGTCAAGCATCCCGACCTTAGCCAATGGGAATACATTTTGACGGTCGAGGCCGACAACATGCCGCCGCCCGACGGAGTGCTGATGCTGTGCGAGAGCATGGAAGCGCACCCGGAGTTGCACGTGGTCAGCGGTCTTTACTGGACCAAGGGTCACGGCGGCTGCGCGCAGATATGGGGCGATCCGAAAGACCCGGTGTTGAACTTCCGGCCTCAACCGCCCGAGATTGACAAGCTGCAAGAGTGCTGTGGCACGGGAATGGGATTTGCCCTCTGGCGCGTGTCCATGTTTCTCGACAAGAAGCTGCGCACCCCGTGGTTCAAGACCACTGCCGGGCGCGAAGGGTGCGGCACTCAGGACTTGTATTTCTGGAACGACGCGCGCAAGCATGGCTATCGGTGCGCCGTGGACACCCGCGTCAGAGTAGGACATTACGACGTGACAAATGATATGGTTTGGTGAGAGGGATCCGTGCTGCAAAAAGTCGACAAGGTGAAGTTGATCAAGCGCCCCAAGAGCGGGCCATTCAAGCTCGATTTAGGATGCGGGGATAACAAGAACCCCGAGGGCTTCTTCGGCGTGGATATCGTCAAGTTTCCATGCGTCGACTACGTCTTCGATCTCACCAAGCGCTGGCCGCTGGCAGACCTGAGCGTCGATGAAGTCCACTGCGCCCATACGATGGAGCACTTTACGGGCCAAGAGCGCTGTTTCTTCGTCAACGAGTTGTGGCGTGTCCTCACCAAGGATGGCACCGCAAAGATCGTCGTGCCGCACTGGTCATCGTGTCGGTCCTATGGCGACCCGACCCACAAGTGGCCGCCGATGAGTGAGTTCTTTTGGTTCTATCTCGACCGTGATTGGCGGCTGAAGGAAGCGCCGCACACCGATGTTAAATATCTGCCGTGGGGTTTCGACACCGACTTCGAGACCACGTGGGGATACGGCATGGCACCGTCACTGATGCAGCGGTCCGAGGATTTCAAGCAGTTCGCCGTGAACTACTACAAAGAAGCCGTGTTCGACATTCACGCCAGTCTCAAGAAGAAGCCCTAGCCCGAAGGAGGGCCGTTGACGGATGGCCTTCCAAGGAAACGCATTTCAGGGCAATGCCTTCCAGACCGGGATCAATGTCATCGAGCCCGGCGTGTTTGCGACGGGTCCGATCTATGCCCGCGCCATCGTTTATCAGTCCGTTGCCGCGCCACCTATCGCTCCGGGCTTGCCTGTCGCCGTCATGCAGACGGCTGACACCGTCATCTATCGGAAGTCGATTATCTACGAAGAAGAGACGATTGCCTATCCGCAGCCCACGCCCGAAGTCATTAACGCCGACAAGTGGTTCCAGCCGTGGCTTGATCGGGTTCGCCCGCGCGTGCCCGTTATCTTCCAGCAAGCAAGCATCGCGGGCGTTCCCGAGATCATCACTCTGGACAAGTATTACACGCCTTGGATCGACCGCATCCGCATCAAGCCGCGTGTCATCGAGCAGCAGTCGAACATCGACAAGGTGTCGTTCGTTGAAGCGCCGACGCTTAGTGCGAAATGGTTTGCTCCGCTTTCGGAACCTGTCAGAAGAAACCATCCCGGCACGTATCGGCATGACTTCACTTTCGAGATCGCCTTCAACGAAGACACGTCCACGCTTTCGCAGAAGTGGTATCGCCCCCTCAGTGAACCAGTGCGCATCCGTGGGCTGTCGGCGGCAGCGCAGCAAGCCTTCCTCGATGAAAGCGCTGTCGTAGAAGGTCCAACCCTTCTGCCGAAATGGTTTAGCGCGCTGAGCGAGCCGCAGCGGCGTATGCACCCCGGCACGTTTCGTCACGATTACAACTTCGACCTTCCGTTCAATGAAGACACGGCCACGCTGGCAGAGAAGTGGCTCGTATCACTGAGCGAGCCGCAGCGGAGGAACAATCCCGGCATCTATCGCCAGCCGTTCCTGTTCGACATTGCGTTCAATGAAGACACCTCGACGCTGGCTGCGAAGTGGTTCCGTCCGCTGTCCGAGCCTGTCCGGCTCAAGCAGATCAGCACGAGCGCGCCGTTCACCTCGTTCAGCTACTTTGTCGAAGTCGTAGAGCTTGTCACGCTGGACAAGTATTATGCGCCGCTGTCCGAGCCGCCGCGCATCAAGCCGCGATTGCTGGCGCAGCAAGCCTTCATCGATGGCTGGCCGGAAGCCACTATAGTCAGCAAGTGGTTTGCGCCACTGAGCGAGCCCGTGCGCGATAAGAACTTCTTGGCCTCGCACCAGCAAGACACCGTTGACGTTCCATTCGTTGAGAACACGGGCATGTTCTCGAAATGGTGGAATGCGCTATCCGAGCCCGTGCGCTTCCGCCCGCAGTTGAAGGCCAGCCAGCAAGCCGTGCTGTGGCTACCCTTCATCGAGAGCACCAACGACAACGCATCAAAGTGGTTTGCCCCGCTGTCCGAGCCGCCACGCAAGCCGAGCATGGCGCGGTTCGACCGCAACCAGTTCTGGAGCAACTTCACACCAGCGCCGACTGAGGTCATCACCCTCGACAAGTATTGGCAACCGCTGTCCGAACCTACTCGCCTGCCGAAGCAGCTTCGCGCGGCAGCGCAACAGTGGCTCGCCTTGGTCAAGGCTGCACCGTTTGAGGAGACGGTCTATCCCGACAAGTATTGGCAAGAGTTATCGCGGCCTGCCCGTGCCCGGCAGCTTCCCGTCGCACCGTACCCGACCTTCTTCTTCGCACTGCGCGAAGACACCCGTCTGGTGCCTACGTGGTGGCGGCCTCTGTCCGAGCCTGTCCGGTACAAGCGCATCCTTGCGGCCCATCAGCGCTACGCCTTCGAGGTTACGCGCCAGCCGGACGTGTCGCAGGCGGCGTGGTTCGTCACGCTGTCGGAGCCTGTGCGCCCGCCGAGGCCGCCGCGCATTTTCACCGAGTACAGCTTCGGGCAATACTTTGCCGCGCCCGAGCTGGTCACGCTGGACAAGTGGTATCGCCCACTCACCGAGCCAGCACGCAGCGCCACGTTCAAGACGGCGTTGCAACAGAGCTTGATATGGTCGCCTCGCCCGATAGGCACAGAGTTCCCGCCCGTGCGCCCGCGCGGTACAGTCTGCATCCGCGTCGCGCCGAAGGACGTGAGGTTCACCTACTCTGATGTTCGGACGCCGGACTCGAAACGAAAGAGATCGTGCTGATGCGAACGCTAGACCGCCGGATAGACATTGAGCGCAAGACCATAGCCCATGATAGCTATGGTCAGGACAGGGAGACGTGGACAAAGCTCGCCAACCGCCGCCCGGCGCGCATCGCGCCCGTGCGCGGAGACGAGCGGTTCACCTCATCGGAGTTCATAGCGCGCGGGCAGCTAGTGTTCACCATTCGCTATTCATCCGTGGTTGCCGACGTGAGCCCGCTCGACCGCATCATCTACCCGGCGACCACCGATACGCCATTGGACCACCAAGTCTATGACATAATCGAGGTGAGCGAGATCGGTCGCAGGGAGGGCGTGCGCATCGTGGCAGCGGCGCGCGCCGAGACGTTCCATGTTGAGTGATCTACGCGCCTTCATCATTTCTGACGCGACTGTGGCGTCCTACGCGGGCCAGCGTATGCACCCGGTGATCTTGCCGCAGCATGTCATCTTCCCGGCGCTCAGTTACGCGCAAGTATCGGGCACGCGGCTGTATGATCTATGCGGCCCGACCGGGCGCGTGCGGATGCGCGTGACCATCAACTCGTGGGCTGAGAACTATGCCGACGTGAGGGCACTTGCCGAGGCCGTGAGGCTCCGGATCGAGGGGCCGCTTGGGGCCGTTGGGCAAAGCCCCGGTGAGGTCATCGATGACGTGAAGCTAGATAACGAGATTGACTTCTTTGAACCGGAGGGAGCGACTGTCGGCGTGTACCGTGTCGCGCAAGATTACATCTTCAGTTTCGCCGAGCCATAAGGAGAACTAATCAATGACCGCTTTCGACACTGTAGGGACAGAGTTCTTTGTGGCTCAAGTCGCGACGCCACAATCACCTCTGGACTATGCTTCCTTTTGCGTGACGAGCATCGATCCTATTGGCATGTCACGCTCGCTGATCGACGTGACTACTCTGTGCTCTGAGGCGCGCGAGTATCAGCTTGCGCTGCAAGACGGACAGGAGATAGCCGTTGAAGGTTTTTATGATCCCGCCGATGCAACGCAAATCCAGTTGCGGCAGGCGCTTGTGTCCGGCGATCCGGTCGACTTCCGGATTATATTCTCGACCACACCGCAAGATGAGCTTACCTTCGAGGCGTTCGTCATGGAGTGGTCAACCGGGGCGGCTGTCGACGGCGTCTATCCGCTCCGTCTCAGACTGAAGCCGACAGGCGCGCTAACCTTCACAAGTGGATAACATGGTCACTAGGGAAATACTGCTCGCCGCCATTCAATGTCCGACAGAAGCCGTTGACGTTCCAGAAATGGGCGGCAAGATTCTTCTACGCGGCATGACGGGCGGCGAGCTTGTCGAGTTCCAGCAGAAGGTCGCCGAGGGCGCGCGCAAAAAGACC